TCATTGAAGTTAGCTGTCTGGTCCATTCCATCGTACGTTTGCGCAATATAAGGCATTGGCCGCCAAATAACGTCGCCAGTACGCTCCATCTCAACATCACTAGTGTTATACCTAGCAACGTTACGCGAAAGTACTAGAGCATCATCGAAACCCTCCAGTAAATTCTCAAACGCAACGCGTTCCTCTTTACTAAATGCATTAGACATACTTAAATTCCTTTCAAAATTAAGCTCGTTTTTCAGCCTGACGCTTTTGCCGTTTGTACGCGATAACTTCAGTATAGTTACCGGTCTTTTCAGCTTTTTCACGTAGCCGTTCAAGGGTTGAGTCCGTCACACCCGACTTCGGACCAGTGCCCGAAATTTTCTTCTCAGGTGCAGGCGGCGCCTTCTTACGATTTTTCACTTTCAACTGAGCCTCCAGTTTAGAAACCGCAAAGGCGAACTTCACGGGGTCATTAATTTGAGATAACTCTTTAGCCTTCTCTTCGTTCTTACCAAGCGCGTAAATCACCAAAGCTTTGTTTTCAGCACCTTGGACGATAATACCTTGTTGCGTCTGATTAAATGTTTCTAACACAGACGCCTCAGCATCGTCAAAGTCTTTCACCTTCAACTTAGACTTTTGATCACCATACGTATTGAGTTCAGCCTGCCAAGCTTTCTTCTGTTCCTCCTCAATAGCCTCCGCTTCAGCGATGGCCTGATCAGCCTTACGCTTATTATCGTGCCATTTCGTCAGTTCAGCCTCAAACTGATCGGTATCGTAATCAAAGTCCTCGAGCTTCGGCTTCGGACCTAGGTCCTGGACGTTAGGCTTAGGATTTTCATACGCCTCAATCTTCTGTTTGAGCTCTCGATTCTCACGTACGGTTTCCCGGTGAGTCTTCCGCAGCTCGCGTACCCACGCAGGAGCTTTAGAGTCATCTTCCTCTGGGGTTGGCGCTTCTTCATCCCCTATGGTAACGATAACCTCGTCTTCGTCTTCGTCGTCGTCTTCAGACTCTTCATCGTCGTTTGAATCAGGCTTCTTTGACTTCTCGTCATCGACCTCTGATTCATCCTCGTCATCCTCGTCTTTAGACTCATCCTCGTTGGTGTCTACTTCAAGCTTGTCATCTTCCTCTTCTTCAGAGTCTCCAACCAGCTCTTCACCTTCTTGGAGTTCGTGATCGTCTTCAACATCGATTACGGTTCCATCTGCCAATTTAATTTTCATTACAGACCTCGTTATTTACTCACCCATGTCAAACGGCTGGGTGGTTACCGCTTATTGGAACGTCGTTACGACACCGGTAGTTGGGTCTCGGTACGCAACGATGTCCAGAAACTTTCCGTAGAAACCAGCTTTGACATCCAAAGTACCTGAGGACGCAGAGCCAGTCATTGTTAACCGCGTGTTAGGTGGGACGATGGCGTACTCAATCCCTGGTCCAGCTGCCGGACTCCCCAGCCCAATGGACCAAACTACACGCGTAAAGAATTCATTACCCAGCACAGGGTCATTGATTGTCGACTGTTTAAACCTGATGTCGGCGGCGGCTGAACCTGATGCCTTACCAACCGTGGCCCACTGACCAAGCAGCACGAAGTAATTATTCCGAGCGATAGCTGTGCCAGCCTTGAGACTAGTACGGTCAGCCTGCACCAGCTGGTTATGGATCTTAGTCACGTCAGTCGGCTTACCAGCGGTCAATGCAGTGTTCTCATAGATCCAGACATTCCCAGCAGTCACACCACGCGCACGACTACAGTTACAGAGTGGGGTGACCAACGGCACCCTGGTCTGACCGTCACTGGCGTCGGTATTCACCACCTGAGACACGAAGGAGAGTTCACCAACGGCATTGATGGTAAAGCCCTCGAGATAGATCGACACATTAGTGTCAGCTGAGTCTGAACTGCTCAGGCTGTCGATCCCATTCGTTACCAAGTTGGTCTCGGTCGTGTAAGCACCTACGGTAAACGGGGTAATGTCAAACTCACCGGTACCGACTGCCTCATTACGACCGTATTTTCTAAGAGACTTCCGGTTGTTTTTAGTGATATGGCCATAGGTAGCAAAGATCTCAGCCGCTGCCTGTTGCATAATGTCCTCAATGATCAGATCATCATTGAAGCCACTGCCACCATAGAAATTTAACGCCTTTGCCATGTTACTTACTCCTGAATGCCTGGGCCGGTGGGTTCAACCCGCGGACCGAGCTTCTCAATAAGATCAGCAAGCATCTCGAGCTTCCTCATATCGATGTTTGCCAAGATCTCTGCAGTCTCAGCCCGCTTCTTATCAGTGTCGGCCTGAGTCTCAAGTGTCTCAGCCTGGGCCTTCATACCACGCGCCTCTTCCGCACTAGCAGCGGCTTGCAGGTACTGATCTTGCGGCGTGGGTGGAGTATTCGCTGCTTCTTCAGCCAGGTCAGCGGCTTCCTGGTCAGTGGGCTTCACTACACCCATCTGAATCAGCTTCTTGCGGAAGTAGCTTCGTACTTCACCAATGCCTTCACCCTCCATATTCATCATCGCCATGGCCCCAAGTACCTGCTTAGTCTCAGGGTCATCGGTCATAGATGCCATATTAGTCAATGCTCTGACAGTCGCCGCTCGTTTAGTTGAGCTGGAAGGACCTACTTCGACAACCACGTCAAACTTAGCGCGTGCGAGGTCATTCTCATAGGTAACCTCTGTAGTCTTCTCGTCAATGACGGGGCGCATAAGCTCAACCTGTTCAAGCTCTCCTTGAAGGCCAACTAATTTCATCTTTCTGCCTTCTTCAATGAACACGTCTTTGGCCATTGACAACCAGATCTCACCACAGCGCTTAATAGCCTTTGCCATATTACTCATGTAGATAAAGGTCTGCATGTCTAACCGGTTCTGAATTATAGACACGGTCTCAGTGGACACATTTCCCTCAATCATCTCACCATTTTGTTGATTGCCTAAAAGATCTTGAATGTCCTCCTCAGTAAGTTGCAGCAACGCAGCTAGGGCAGTTGGCACCTCAGCTGTTTTAGTGTATGCAACTGGACCGCTAACCATTTCTTGGCCATTCTGGTCTAAAATAGGGTTGATTAGCAAGTATGGGTAGTTCTTGATATTATCGTCTTTCCACATTTCTTGGTGGCCAGCGATCTGCTCAGGTGTGAAAATAGGCTTCGAAACAGAACCAAGCGCACTAATCTCGCCTAACTTACTAAGCTGCATATTCTTAAGGCGTTGAGAATCTTTGCTTAACCTTACGTGGCCCATGCATCTTTCGACGTTATCGACAAACCAGCGCTTGCCATACACAGGAATGATGGGAATGCACGTGCCGGCAATGTAACCACAATCTTCGAGCACCTCGTTTCCATTGAGAATGTACTTGTGTACCCGCCGCTTACGAATCTTCTTAGTTCGTACCTCCTTAGCACCCACGCCATTTAAATATTCAAGCTGGTCTTTAAGTTCCTCATCAGTGTAGCGTTTCTCTTCGCCGTCTAAGAACTCCCAGACATGTATTGTCTTCTTGGTCTCTTCAATTTTATAGTACTCAGCAATGAACACCACGTCCGGCGCCAACCAATCAAATTCCCATTGGTGCACTTCCTTAGGCCAGGTAGTGGGGTCATCATTCCACTCATCCTTATATGCTGGAAGCGTCATGCTTGTCAGAATGAAGCAGTGCCGCGCATCAGACTTGTCTTGCTTCTTTGCGTCGAGATCAAAGAACACTGAACTGTCAGCGTCATAGATCGGCTCAAACATAATTCGCTGACGTTCATCTTCAGGGTCTTCATCATCTACGTACTCAGTAGTTAAACGCCAAGCACCAAAGCCACCGCCCACTGCTTCCTCAAAAGCATTGTCGTATGCTTCCTCAGCAGAAGAGTTTTCTTCATCAGCGCGGTATAAGCCGTCACAGGTATCAGCTAGGTCATCATCTTCAACCCCATCCGTGCTTGTAAAGTCAACGGTAATACGGTTATTCCGATACTCGTTAATGATGCGTATTACTGACAAATGAATCTTATTGACCTCAAACTTTGGCTTGTTCTCAAACTGCTGGCCAAGTGGCCCTTCCCATTGAGCTCCTGCAATTGAATAAAAACGACGGTCTTGGAGACATTGCAGCCGCTCGTCACGTAACGCTGATTGAATATTATCGAACTCAGCCAATGCCTTTTGGTGAATATCATGCAAGACCTCAGATTTTCTTTTACGCGACATAAATAATATCCTAGTTAAAAGTGATGAGCGATGGGTTCAGCTTTTACGTGGCTGTAGTCTTTCTTCACAGCCACCGGCCAGATGTAATCTACACAGTAACCAATCGCAGTCGTAATGTGTTGATACTCACTGTCTTCTTCAAGAAAGGTACTGCCCTTCTTCACCTGCACAGTAGCCAAGCCCTTATGCGCGTATGGCGCAGTCCTAGGATTCACGTATAGAGAAATCTCGCCCGCTGCGTTACAGATCTTCGCGCGAACCGCGTTCTGCCGGTCTTTAATCGCGGGCGCTGCAGCCTTGACCTGGCGAGTCACAGTCCAACCGTGGTCACGAAGTACTTTCTCCATTTCGATATAATCAGAATTATGCCCATGCTTCTCACCAGCACGACCAGCTGGGTCACCATACAACATCAGATTCCTGTTTTTATGGTCTTTGTAACGATCAACGAACTCCATCGCAGACTGACGACTAATAGCTGAGGTTAACACAATTTCATCGAGGATAAAAAAGTCTTTCTTACCACGACGCACGCCGATGGCTGAGCTCAGCGGAGTGTAGTTAAAGTCATGCATCCAGAACAGTTGCTCATGGTCCTTAATTACCTCGTCAGTATAGTTAGCTTTGTTGTAATCCTCATAGATCTTCCCTGATGCCGTCTCAAACGAAGCTTCATATTCCTGCCTGAACTGTCGCGCAGACATACGGCGGCGAGCAGCTTCGATGATGTCAGGTGGGAGAATGTCACTACTGAACCAAGTGTAAAGCTTCCAATCGGAGTCACCTGAATTCTTAGCATACTCCGCCATCTCATAGTAGTGGTTCAAACCATCAGGCACGCCAATCAACCAACACCAAGGCCTATACCCAGGCATCTCAGGGTTAAAGGTATCAAGAGCCGGTGAGATGTTCTCAGCCCAGGCATTCTCTTTTATGTCAGCAATCTCATCAATGATACCTCCGCCCCAGAATGTGCCCTCAATACGCTGCGGTTGATCAAGGCCGATGAGCGTGACGCTCCCGCCAGTTGGCATCCTAATCGTTAGCTCAGACTCAGACACTGCGTCACGGTTAAGGAGCGACGTCATACACAACCGCTTCATGTCGTTCCAGTAGATCTTCTTTACCTGGTTCCGAGTAGGAGCCGCGATAAAGTAAGGAAACGAGGTTCTCATTATCTCACGAGCCATGTATCGTTTTGCACGTTCTGTCTTCCCAGACCGCCGCCCAGCCGGCACCACCTTAAACCGCACATCATCGTTAACCAACTCATACTGTACTGGATGATCAATGAGCTGATACCAACGATCAAGGTCTCGTTGGTGCGCTGGGCCAAGAGTTGGTGGGAGTGTCGTCATACAGGCAAACCTTCAGATAGTTGTTTGAAAGCTTGAGCAATTAGGCTAGAAGTCTCATCATCAGACTTGATAAGCTGAGTAGCAAGTTTTGGAGCAAGGTATGGAGCTGCTGCTTTGGCGGCATCAACCCGCTCAGCGTAGGTGGGTGCATAATCAAATTCTTCAATGCGACGTTCTTTCTCTTCACCTTTTTTCGGACCCGATTTGTAGTAGACGATGACCTGACGCTTTTGCTTGATGATTTCACCAGCAGCTATACGCGCCAGGAATTGGTGGGGAAGCTCATCAGTACCAGCTGTTGCGGCCTTTGCTTTAGCGGTGGTTGAACGCACTGACCGCTTTGGCTTTGTGTCTTTACTGCCTTTTGGGCGTCCAGCTCCTGGTCGTGCGCCTCCTGGTTTCCGATCCATGCCACGTTGCTCCACAAGTACGATTCGATGTGGGAAAAGGATATGTATGCGGATCGTGACTGGGAAAC